CGTCAGGGCACCGTTCCCCTGGAACTGGAAGCTGACCGACACCACGGCGCCCATGTCGGTGTCGACCTGCCGGCTGGTGATCGAAGCGGTGCCGGTGAGGCTTTCGTTGCCGGTGACCGTCCCGATGCAATCGAGCTCGAGGCTGACGCTGGCGCCCACCTGCAGGACAAGCTGGCCGTTGGTATCAGCGGGGAAGTAGTGGGCATCGATCGAGCCCGACCACTTCATCGGCGCACCGGTGAGGTGCGACTCCCAGGTGTCGCCCATCGAGCTGTCGTCGGTGGGCGAAAAACTCTCGGTAACGCTGAATTTGGTCACCTCGGCGATGGCATGGGTGCCGACTTTGATGACGCCGTGATTACCGTGATAGGTGGTCATTGTTGGCCTTTCCTAGACTTGCACGGACGGGTCGGCCGTCACGGTGCGATAGTGGATGGGGAACACCAGGCGGATCGTGCCGATGCGGTCGCTGCTGTTTTCGCCGCGCTCGCTGATGGCGAGCTGCGTCTGCGGCGGCTCGATCCACTGACAAAGCCCGTCGAGGGTGTAGTGGTCGCCCAGCAGGGTCTTTTCGACCTCGCCGGCAATGCTATCGAGGTCGTCGTAGAGGCCCTCATTGCCGACGACGTCGCCGATGACCAGCAGCTGCAGCACACGTTCGGTGCTGGGGCCGCCGCCGACCGAGGGGCCGAAGTCAGCCGTCTCGCCGGCGGACACGACGACAAGGCCCGGCATCTCGGCCGGCATGAGAGGCGCGACGCGGCCGGAGAACACACGGCCGGCCGTGGTTGGACAGTCGGCGAGCAACGCGGCCACCTTGTCGCGAATTTGCGTCCGAAAGTGCGCCATCAGCCGCGATCCTTCTCGAGGTGAACAGAGACCATCCCCTGTCCGTCCGGCAGCAGGGTACGGACGAGGTAGGCTTCTCCGTCGACCAAAACCGCATCGCCTGCGGCGGCTGGGGCGGGAACGTCGGACGCCACCACCGTGAGGATCGCCTCGCGGACGACGACGCCCACCTCCTCAGAAAAGCGCGCCTGGACGTGCGCGGCGCGATCGAACAGGCCGGTCAGCGAAACCGTGCTTGCCCGGCTCGTCCAGTCGACGCTCACGCCGAAATCGGCAAGCATCGCTCGCCGATCTGCATCGCTCTCGATCGGCATCTAGGCGAGCGCCGCGATCGCCAGCTGCGCCACGGCGACGGCATCCTCGGCATTGTCGAGGGCATCCTGCGCCGCCTGCTTTTCCGCATCGGTCTTGGCGGCCGCAAGTGCCTTCTGAGCTTCGGCGGCAGCGGTACCGGCCGCCGCAAGAGTGGCCTGCAGCTTGCCGTTTACTTCGGCCAAGGCCTCGGTGCGGCCTAACGCCTTGCCTTCGGCCAGCGTCGCTTCAATGGTCTTGGCGGCATTGGCAATCGCCTCCGCCTCAGCCTCGGCGCGGCCCTCGGCCTTTGCCGCGGCGAGCGCGGCCGAGAGGCCTGCCTCGGCATCGGCCCGGCCTTCGGCGCGGGCCGCCTCGACGGCGGCGACGGCCGCCCGACCCACGGCCGGCGTGCCGTCCGGCATGAGCAGCAGCTGCGCGGTCGCCTTGTCGGGCTCGTCTTCGAGGCCGATGACTTCGGACGCTTTGAACTGCACTGGCAGGACCGCCCGGGCGACGACACTCGACTTGCCGTCCTTGAGCAGTTCGAGGAGGTGGCGGCGGTCGTTGAACTGCTGAGGCTTGAGGCCCAGGACGGTGCCGGCTGCGAGCGTCAACGCGCCGATCACGGTATATTTCTGCATGGGATCGCTCCGTTCCGCGAAAACCTTCCCGCCCCCGCGCGGCAGCGGCGCCAATGGCAGGGCGGGAAGGGTTTGAGGGATCGGCGGACTAGATCAGCTGCACCTGGCAGGCACGCTGCCAGTAGCCGTAACCGACGCCGCGGCTGGCATCGATGCCGAACTGCCATGCCTTGTTGTCGAACTCGTATTCGGAGCCCTCGGCCTTGGCCTTCAGTTGGACTTCCTGCTCGCTCTGGCGCACCAGCGCCTTGATCGGGCTGTCGGTGCGGAACATTACGAAGGTGTCGGTCCAGGTGAGCCGCGGGTTCATCTGGACGTCGATCTTGAAGCTCGAGATCGCGTTGGCATTGAGGTTGTTCTGCAGGTTCGCCGTGGTGATCGTGCTCACCGCGGCGAGGGCGGTGAGATAGAGCCCGATCGGCACCTGCACCGCGAACTGGGTGGCGTTTTCGTTCATCGGCTCGCCCTGATCGTCCTTGAACGACAGGATCTGCGCGATGCCGGCGAGGAAGGCCTGCTGCATTTCCTCGACGCTCGGCGCCGTGGTCGAGCCGTGCACCAAAGCAGGCAGCGTCGAAATGTCGACGGTGATCTTGTTGGACTGGACGCCCGAGAGACCTTCGACGTGGTCGGTGTCGAAGAAATACTGCCCGTCATAGCAGAGCGTCGAGGCGCCGTTGAGCAGCAGGGTGGACAGCATGCTGGCCCAGTGGGTCTGGGCGCGATCGGAGAACTCGGCGATGCGGGCGCGAATCTGGCCGGTCTTGTCGCGACGGGCGTCGCGCAGCTTGATCTCGATCGTCGCTTCGTATTCGTCGTTGACGATCGTGAAGGCGTTAACCGCATAGCCCTTGGCAACGCGGCCTGCGATCCACTTCCGCATGGTCGGCGACTGGCCCATGAAGGCATAGGTCTCGCTGGCCTGGTCGGACGTGTAGAGGTTCGAGACGCCATCGACCCAGGCGAGGCCCGGGTTCACCTCAAGGCGAGCATAGTACATGCCCATGATCGCCCGGCTGGAAAGAAGACTCTGGTCCATGTTGAAGCCCCTCCAAGGGCGATATGGGCGCGCGATCGGCGAAGGTGGTGGGCCGGGTCCAGGGTTCGATCGCGCGATCTGAACCGGAGCGGCAAAGGCGGGAAGGCCGGGCAGCGCCCGGCCTCAGAACATGGAGAAAATGATCAGGCCTCGCGGACCCAGATGCCGCGGAGCGCCTGCACCGCGTTGCCGTCCGCGTCGTTGCCGCCGATGACGACGAAGTCGCCGCGGTTGGCGGTCGCCTTGGTGTTGATCAGCTTCTTGTTGTCGGCAGCGGTGATGTCGGGCCCGAAGATCGAGTCCGAGGCGTTGGGCGCGATGTTGATCGCCACCGCGCCGTAGGAGCCGCCATTGACGATCATCACCCCGTCCAAGCCGGCGGCGACGGCCGGCAGGGTGATGACCTTGCCGTCGGTGTCGACCCAGATCAGCTTGCCGGTATAGGTGGCGTCGAGCGTGGTGTCGGCGCTGAGCGTCACGCGCGCGCTGCGGTCGTGATAGGGGTCGCGGTAGCAGAGTGCATCGAACTCGACGACGCCGAGGCCGGCGCTGATGAAGCGGTGCACATAGCCGACGAACGACCCGCCGACCGGCGACAGGGTAAAGGTGTTATCGTCGGTGGCATAGACCGGCAGGCCGAGGTCCGTGATGGTCAGGCCGGTGACCGAAAGCGGGATTTTGCCTTCCTCGATCACGCGGACATTGATGGCCGACGCTGCGCCGGCGCCGTTGTCCGCCTTCGCCTCGGCAAAGCCAGCGAAGCGGTCGCCGGCATTGAGCTTGCGGGCAAGGCCGGTGGCGAGGACCAGGCCGACGGCGCAGCCCTCATAGATCGTGGTGGTGGCCGCGACCGGCAGTTCGTTACGATCGCCGCCCTCGTAGGAGCGCGGCAGGTTTGCACCGAGAGACGTCATGGAGAGCCCCTTTCAAAGGCTGACAGATCGGGATGGGAAAAAGGCGCCCCGGCGGGGATGCCGGGGCGCCTTGCGAGAAGCGGGGCAAATCTGCCGCGTGGGCAGGTTTTGGGCGGGTAAAAAGCCCTCAGGCGGCGTCGCGACCCTTGAGGATGCGCAGGCCGCCGCGAGCTTCGGCGGCCTTGAAGCCGGCATAGTCTTCGGCGGAGGCGAATTCGGCCTGCAGCTTGGCCGAGCCCTTATATTCGGCGGTCCAGCCTTCCTTGGTCTGCGGCACGGCGGCAGCAGCACCAGCCCCGCCAGCGGCGGCCGGCTTAGCGCCGGCAGCCGCAACGTCGTCGGCGGCGAGCGCGGTGAGCGCGGCGCCCGGCAGATGTGCGCCGGCATTGATGATCGCAAGCGCGGTCGCCTCAACCGAAGTGCCATCGGCCTTCGCCTTGGTGATAATCTCGGCTGCACCGGCGCCGGACTTGGCCGCGAGCGCATCGAGGCCGGCCATGCGGGCGCGCTCGGCCGTCAGGGCGGCCGTGGCATCGGCAGCCGCCTTGGCGGTCGCGTCGGCCACGGCCTTGGCGACGGTCGCGTCGACGTCGGCTTGGGTAAGCGTCGTGACAGCCGGGGTGGATGCGGCCGGGCCACTGGGTTCAGTCATCTGAAGACTCCCGTTGGAGGTTGTGCGCCCGGGGGCGCGTTTGGTCGACTTGAGAAGGCCGGCGACGACGGACTCAAAAGTCCC